GGCTGGATGGTGCCAATGCCTTGGCTCGCTCGGCGATCGGTTTGGCCATGGCGATGAGGCAACGCTCGGCAGGCTTGAGCCGCAATAGCTCAGGGATCCGCATGAGTTGCTCAATCTGCTTTTCGTCAAACGTGAAGTCGATTTTGATGCTCATGAGGTACACACCAGTTCGATATAACGACGCAGACCATCGACGTCGTTCACGTAGGTGATGCCGTAGTCGGTGCCGTTGTAGGTGATCTTTTGCAATGGCGAGTAGCCAGCACGGTATCGAACGCGAAACACGGCTCGCGTGCCGTCGGTGTATTGGCGACCTCGCATGGACTCGGTGCCGCCGGTCGGTACAAACTGGCACGGTTCGTTTTCGAGGAACGTGGACCAACTGACAACCGGCTGACCTGCGGCGTCGAGGGTCTCGGTCGGCGTTTTGATGGTGCAACGCTGACGCATGGAACCGACATGAAAGGAAGGTGGGCGGCCAGGCATTATGGGTAGGTGCTCCTGGCATAGCGAACGACGAGGTCTTCGTAAACTTTGCGGTTGTAAGAGCCTTCGTTGACCAACATGTCTCGGTTCTCGAAGTAGTGGCCGACAAGGAGGAGCATCGCACGTTTGGCGATCGCCGGAACGCTGGTTGCGTCCTGCGAATAGCCAAGTTTGTAGGTTACCTCCCACGCATCCCATCGGTCGGCAACGGCTGGCAGTGTGATTTGGTAGGCGTAGCGGATCTCGTTGATGTGGAGTTGGTACTGGTTGGTAGGCCAGGTGGTCAAGTTGTTGGCACCGTCGTAGTACTTGATTGACGTAATCGAGTGGATCGGTCGCTTGGGCAAGGCGAGTCGGTCGGTGATGTAGCGGAAGCGGACTTTCCAGGTTTGGAAGCACATTACCGAGTCGGTGTCATGCTCCCACTGCTGGCGAGCCTCAGCGATCGCGCTTTGGAGTTGGACGTCGTGAGTGCTGTCGCTGCTGGCGATCTCCAGTTGCTTCTTCGCTTCCGCTAGCGTCAGCGGTTCCGCTGTCGGTCCTGTCACTAGCTCGGCTTGGAATCTCATATTCGGCAACTCGCAATCGATTGACTAACAGATCCTCGACACCACGCCCTAGCTCAGTCAGCAAGGCTCCCGCTGGCCACTGTCTCCATGGCTTCAACATCCTCACGCTCATTGGCTTCCTCCTTTTGTCTTGCGTTGTACTCGGCCTGCATCATCTCTTCCCAGTCCTTGGGGTAGATGTGCTTGGGCCGCATGTTCTCGTCGTGAATCACAACCATCTCTTCGAGGTGGCCGAGTCGCACGCCTGGATCGATCCAGAGCTTGAGGCCGGCGGCCTTCCATTGCTTCCAGAACCACACGTCGCTATCGATCCGGTTGTCGCCCCATGAGCCGTGCTCATCCGGCTGGCAGACGAACCAAGGCTTGGCGACGCTCGCCAGTCGGTGAGCGTTGACCACGGTCAGGCCGAAGTGAGCGGCGTCCACTTCGATCGGGTAGCCTCGCCATGCGGCGGAGGTGTGGCCCTCCTTGAAGCCGAGCATCCATGGCTTGCCGCGCTTGACTTGAATGCCGGTGACACAATCGAAGTCTTCTTGGACAGCGATTGAAATTAGGCGATGCAATTGGTCCGATGTAAACAGCGTGTCAAAGTCGATCGTGACGATGTAATCCACGCCAGCCGTGATCGCGTCTTCCATCATGCGTTGCATGTTTTGGTGATAGAAGACGCCAAGGCCCACGTTGAGTGGAATCTTGATTTGCCGCAGTGCCGCCTCAATGTTGGTGCGGCACCATGTACCCTCGTAGCGAGGGGCAGTCATGATGGCTTGGACTTTGACTTGCTTGCTGTCAGACACCGCAGTTGTTCCTCCTAGCGTTCTCTGGTTAGCCGACAACGACCACATCGGCGTTGCTGCTGTTGGCAACGTTCTTGAACTCAAGGTCCAAGCAACCGTTGACGCAAGAGATTACGTCGCCGTTGGTGGTGCTGTCTGGAGTGATGGTGATTCGCAAGTGGGACTTGCGACCTTTGAGATCAACGTGATAGGCAGCAACCACGGCAGCGGTGTTGTCGATGACGCGGTTGAAATTGCTGTTGAACGTCGACCAGGTGCCGGTGGCGGCGTCGCCTTCGGCCAACTCCAACGTGACGTTGGTGCTGTTGGTGTTCTTCTCAACGCCAAGGTTGATCAGAAGGGTTGCGTAGTCGGCGCCGCGAACGTCGAACGCTGCGGAGCGAACGGTTGTGGCCGCAGCGATCGGGCCGAGGAGGACGTTGTAGTCCATTGCTTGCGAAGCTTTCATGGTTTTGTATTCCTGTTTGAAATGGTTTGTTTGAAAAGTGGGGGCCGAGCCGTGGACTCGGCCCCCGTGACGCTAGGAGGAACTAGCGGATCAGCCGAAGACGAGACCAATAATGCCACCGGCGACAGTTGACGTTCCGCGATCGTGAACCACGATGTCGAAACGCTCCGTCGCGCGAATGTTGATGGTGTCGGTGAGGAATCCAAGCGAGTTGTCCACCGCCAAGCTGATGCCTCGGCGGCTGCCGAACATGACGCCGTCCGCCAAGTTGCCGAAGTAGGCAGCACGCCCGCCGCTGGTGCCGGTCAGTCGCGATTCCATGACCTGTGTCACGACGATCTCGTAACCAAAGAAGGAACGGATGACGCCGTTCTGCAACTCTGTTGCGGTCACCCCACCGACTGCATTGGAAAGCCGCTGCATCGATGCGTGCAAGCCTGCTTGGCTGATGTACCACTTGGGAGCAGTCGTACCAAACATCTTTCTCTTGCCAGCAACTTCCTCGAAGTTGCCGATGATGAGATCAGCAAAAGTCTGGTCGCTCGTGGCTGTCACGAGCGAGCCCGCACCGAGTGCACTGGCCAGGCCAACGATACCACCGTAAGTGCTGGTGCCGTTGCCGAGGAACAAGGCTTCGTCTTCCTTGATCGCGAAAGATTGTGCCACAGAGCGTGCCACCATTTCGCCGATGGAGATGACGGAGTCTTCGTTGAGCTCGGAGCTGACAGCCACGACAGCGGCCAGTTTCTTGGCGTCGAGTTGCACCGTGTTGACGGTCAGGTCGGACGCGGTGATCGTGTTGCCTTCGCCGACGTAGTAGGCCGTCGCCTCGCCGTCTAACCGTGGCATGATCATCTTAGAGTCGCCCATAGTGACCTGTTGGCACTCGCGACGAGCCACGCCGAATTGCTCACGCAGTTCGATGATGGTCGACTCGAGAGCATCAGGAACCAGGAAACCACCCTTGGTGTTGTCGCCGGTGGTCATCGTTGCTCGGATGCCATGCTCGCGGCACCAGTTCTTGGCCTTGCGGCTGCCGAACAGGTTGGCCATGATCCATTGGCCGGACGCGTAGGCATCCTCTTCCTTCTTGAAGGATTGCAGGCGGCCAGCGGCTTTGGCTCGGGCAGGAATCTTAATGGCGGGTCGAGCTGCGGACTCTTCCTCGGCAATGACTTCCTTGCCCTTGGCAATGACGTGCGACTCGATCTTGAGCATTCGCTCGCGAGTTTCAGACAGTGCAGCGATTTCGCCAGGGTTCTTGTCGGTGCCAACGATGGCGTCGACTCGATTGGCTTCGTCCGGAAAAAGATCGCGGTCTTCTTCTTTTGCAACAGCCATGATGGCTGAGACTTCTGCTCGCAACGCTTCGATGTCGCGAGCAAGTTCGTGTGAACTTTTCATTTTGGTGCTCCGTGCAATGCGGCAGCACAAAACGAAAAAAGCGGCTTGGGCTGCCGACTGTGTGAAAGGAATAAAACACAGCCTGCGAAGCCTTCCGCCGCTAATCAGTTGCGTCAGTACTTTGCGAGATTTAGATTGAGTCGTGAATTATCGAAATTCAATCGACCGTGTCAAACAGCGACTGCATGAGCAAAGCCGCGACAATGCGAAATAGCCATCGGCATGTCAGTCAGCTTCCATGTTTCGACGTTGCCCCAGCCAGTCGATCGCAACCACGCGTCAAGGCACTTGAGCGTTGGCACAGTCCAGTTGGATGCGTTGGCTCCATATTCCGTGCCAGGGTAGTACTCAGCGTGACAGGCACCAGATTGACACCCTTCGCCGGTGTAAGGCGACTGAATGTTGTCGAGGACGGCGGACTCGATGTGGATCGCTTTGGTTGTGACGGATCGCAGTTGCTCCAGTGCCCACGTTGGATGCTTCAGATGGTAAAGCACGCCGAAACAAAAGACGCGGTCGAACTCGATGCCTAGCCGCTCGATGTCGTAGACGGACATGGTGATCCGCTGGCAATGCTTGTAGCCAAAGGCTGCCTGGCACAAGTCCCAGGTTTGCCACTTGCTGCTGCGGTCGACGTTGGCGGTGCTGCCAAGATTGTCGCTGTGGTCGTCGATGGCAACGACGTAGGATGCGCCACGCTGGAGTGCGTACCAGGACCAGTATCCGTCCCAAGAGCCAACGTCTAGGATTCGCTCGCCGTCGAATCGCTCTGGCAGTCGATATGCTTTCTCATCGATCGGTGCCCAGCCTGGCGTGGTGGTGCCCGGCAATTTGATGCGGTGATACCAGTACGGTGCCGCGGCCACAGCGTCGGCAATTTCGGTTTCGGTCATGTACTACCTCGGATAGAGTCGCAACCTCGTTTCGCGTTCCTTGCGTTGCGAGTAAGCGGACTTGGTGATGGCCGCGGCTTCCTGCTCGGCGGCTTCCTCGAAGAGATCCTGCGGTGGATGCTTCAGCCACGCGGCTGCGGCAGCGGCCTTGCGGCGGACGGTTGGTGAGAGGTCGGTAGCGAGGCCCGAATGCACAGCGTCGGCGGCGTCGAACCATGTCTCGTCGGTCATCATGCTGAGTACCTTGGTGCTGTCGAGCGCCATGTATTCGGCATAGAGATCGGCCATTTGCGTGTCGTACATGGCAAGCACCTCAGACATCTTGGTCATGTCCACGCTGTTGCCGATCGCGATCGTGTGGGCTCGATGGATCATGAGCTTGCTGCCGCGTTCCATGGTTCGCTTGTCGCCGGCCAGAAAGATGATCGATGCTGCCGACGCGGCCAGAGCTTCGTTGTGCGTGTCGACTCCACCAGCGTGACGCTTGAGGAGGTTGTAGATGGCCACCCCTTCGTCGGCGGAACCGCCTGGCGAGTTGATCCGAACGACGGCTCGGCCCTTGATCGCCTTCAGCGAGTCGCCGACGGCGGCAGCCGTGATTCCTTCGCCGGTCCAATCGGCACCGATGATTCCATCCAAAAACAATTCGCCGGAGTCTGCTTTGCAAAGGATCATGTTTGGCCTCCAATCAGGGTAAATACGCGGTTTTGCCAGTCTTTTACCGCAGTTTTGACGTTGTTTTCGAGCGTTTCTGGGGTCGAATTGCCTGCGATTTCAAGCAAAATCGAGCGCGATTCGTCGCAATGAATGCGTGCTAGGTCGCGATCAAGGCCCAAAATCTCAAGCTTTTCAGCCAGTTTTGCCTCCCATTTCGCATAGTTTTTGTCGATCCAATCGACGAAATTGCGTGATTTCGAGCCTGAAATGGCGTTGTTTGCCTCGCGAACTAACAAGGATCGGATGGTTTCCTCGAGGGCTCGGGCGTTTGCGTCGGCTGGTGGTTGGCTTGGTGCGTCGTCGCTGGAGTCGTCGCTGCTGTCCTCCTCGTCTTCGACCTCGACGGCAGGACCAGGAGTCACGGCTGGGTTAGCGTAGACGTCGCCGCCTTCGTATGGGTTCATGTCGAGCTTGGCCCGTGCTTCGTTGGGCGACATGATGCGGTGCGTGATCGCTTGAGCCAGTGCGGTCATGGTTGTGGCCGTGTCGGTGCGATGAATCGCAGCGCGGTTGAATTTGAAGTAGCGATTGCCGGTCCGCTTCTCGCCTGGCGTTCGCAGTTTGCGGTCGCATTCCTCCTCCCACTTCACTAGCCAGCGATCAAGAGCTTTGAGGTACGCAAGGTTCTGTTGCTCGAGCGAGTTGTAGCTGACACTCTCGCCATCGCCTGGCATGGAATCCAAGCCAAACAGCATGCCGATGTCTTGTCGGTTGAACTTTTGTAGCTCGACAAACTGGGCGTCGTTGTTGGCGACGTTGATTGCCGAAGCCTTGACACCTTCGCGCAGCATGGCTGCCTTGCCCGCATTGTCAGGACCAGACTCGTTCTTGTTGAACGACTCAAGAAACTCACGCGCCTTGCCTTCGTCGCGGAGTTGTCCAGGAGGCACCTCAAGAAACAGCTTGCCTCGAAACCCACGGCGGAGCTGCTGCTGCAAGTGCCGTTGCGAGGAGACTCCGGTGGACAATGCGGACTGGCCGATGTCGAGCAAGCCGAGACCTTCAACGCCGTTGTAGCTGAATCCGGTGATGTGCAGCACGTCTGCGTCTGGAAAAACCAAGAAGCCTTCTGGGTCTGCGTCTTGGTCGTCTAAAAGGTTCTTTTTGTCGTCCTTGTTTGGCTTGGTCAGATGGTACTTGAGACCTTCGTGAATGATGGTCCAGGTTCGATCCGGCATCAGCGGTATCAGCTCCGTGATCGTATTGCCAGATCGCATGATCGCCGCCCTTCCGTTGCCGTGCATGATCGCGTGCGATGTTACTTGCTCCTTAAAAATGGAGGGTGATTGGATCTTGTTTGGCTCTTCTCGCAGTAGCTGGTAGCCGATATGCCGCGTGTCATTGACGGCACCATCGCCGATCAGTCGCTTGACATCAAGCGGTAGCTGGCCAACATCACCGACGATCTTGTTGTGTGCATACCAAGCAGGCGGCAGTGTCATGGATTGACGAAAGCTAATACGCTCCGATCGCCCTTCTTCGTCGAGCCCCAGCCATCGCATCAGTGCATTGTAAAAGTTGGCCACGTGTGTCTCCTTACGCGATGAAAAGATTGCCAGAGGCACGCTCAGGTTG